CTGTAGACAAGTTCGAGCTATCAACCGTGGACAACCTTGCGATAACGGAAGTATCCATTGATGTAGCACTTGATGTCACTGTTGAATCAAGTGCAGATACTCCTGACTGAGCACTCGTAGCTGCTGATACAGCCTGACTAATGCCAGTGCTTATTGTAGTTGAATCGCCTGTATTAACGCTTGTTACTGCACTTACCGCTGCAGATAAGTTGATACTGTCAACGGTACTTAATCTAGAAATAGCACTTGTGTCAGCAGAAACTGAACTCGACAGCACTACTGAATCAGCTGTTCCATACCTTGTTATCAAGGATGTATCAGCTGAGTTTCCAGCGCTCAGGTTAGTACTATCCACAGTACTCATCCTTGTTATTACCGAGGTATCAGCACTTGAATATGCGACAGTTATTGTACTGTCAGCGGCCGAGAATCTTGTATTTGCGCTAGTATCAGCACTAGTGCTAGTACTTAGTGTAATACTATCTACTGTACTCAACCTTGTCACGGCTGAGGTTGCAGCAGATGTTGCTAAACTTGCAGCGGCAGATGCTCCAGTGCTTGCTCCTGCAGATGCTCCAGCTGAGTCTCCAGCTGAAAGACCTGTACTAGCAGCAACTGACCCTACAGCTGAAGTCGCAGCAGAGGCGGCAACACTGGCTCCAGCGCTTGTTTGCGAGCTAGAGAGAGTATCGTCGTCCCTCATGTTTTCGTTTATATTATGGTCTAATCCCATAAGGTACCTCCTACAATTCTTCTGTACTTAACATATCAGCTATCTCCTTCTCGACTCCAGTCAGCTTTGCAGCTGCATCTCCGCCTTGTCTGGCGGACTGGGCCTTTCCAAAAGCAGGTCGTGCTACGTTGTATTTCTTAGCTGCAGTCTCGGCACTCTTCTTAAGCCCGAGTCTCTTTCTTACTTCTCCTATATCCTTGTCATCTCCACCCAGCGCAGCGAAGACCTTGTCCATATCCCAGTCGGGATTCTTGGAGACTATGTCGTTTGTCACTTGACCAACAAATTGAGCATGAGGTTTAAGGTCTGGATGCTTAGTGTAGAAGTCAATAGTCTTCTGATACATCTGGACATACTGCGGAACTACCTTGTTTATAATCTTCGGGATAGCTCTCAGAACGCCCTGTACAGAAGATTCTTGGACTCGCTTAAGTATCTCATTCAGCTTCTCACGCTTGTCAAAGGCTTGGTCATACTCCTCATCAGAGTTCACAAATTCAGACACGAGATCTTTCTTGACTTCCTCGAAGTCATCGTCAACCGTGTCGCGCTTCGGCTCTTCCTTAGGCTTTGCTTGACTATTGAGAAGTGCACTTATTTGTTGCGACAAGGCAGCTACTTGCTCTGTTAGATTTGCGATCTGTGAATCGCGAGTATCGTCAGTAGCTTCCTTACCTTCTCCGTCAGGTTTCGCTTCAGCTTTATCTTTCTCTGCAGGTTCTTCTACTGCAGGAGTATCTTTCCCTTCTTCACCAGTGTCTTTCCCAGCTTCATCTGTTTCCTCGTCAACACCTTTTGTAACGTCTTCAAATTCCTTGTCACTCGCCTTATCATCAAGAAAAGTACCAAGCATATCAGCAATCTGAGATTGGACAGGAGATGATGCATCTCCACCTCCAACATTACCGCTGGCGTCAGCCTTACCCTCACTTCCTCCACCTTCTCCTGTTCCTGTTCCTGTATTATTTTCCATCTTTCTCCTCCTGTTTCGTTTTTATCTCATCTCTTAGATTTTCATAGTTATCTATAAGAAACTGTGGATAAGCTGCAATGAATCGCAGTTCCTCAGCCCTTCCCTGATTTATCCTAAGTGTATCTAAGTCGTCAGACTGTCCTCTCTCAAGGTCATCTCTACATCCTTCTATCCTGACCATTAGAGTAGCCTCTAGATACTTCCATATCCTACCTTTTACGAAGTTTCTAAGCTCCTCTATATCAGGTAGATTGTCCTCTAACTGTTGTGAAAATTTCACAGTAGGGTCTTTCATATCGGCCTCATATTTCCTTTCTGCACTTCGGCTTCTATCTCTTCATCTTGCTTCAGCTTTATCTGTGCACTTCCACCCTTCCTCACGAACTCATTTACATTCTTTGCTCCTGAGATTCTTGCTAGATGCTTAAAGATACGAACCATGTCGAAACCAGAACCAACAGCAGGATTCTGTGCTAGAGTCTGATACATCTGTAGCCAGACTTCAGCGAACTCGCCTGCCTCTATAGTGCCGTCGTGACTTACAATATCATAGTTTATCATCAAGTCCATAGGGCTTACTTTCATACCTGTCGAGAATCCGTACTCTTCCTCGAGCTCCTGTTGAAATCTTCCAGCTGTAGAGATATAAGTCTCATTCTCCATCAGTTGCTGAGTGTGACTTGCAAACATATACGCCAGGTCCTGCATAGTCATAATGGACGCTATCTTGGTACTTTTAGCCAAGCGGCTAAGCGCTGACATCCTCGTATCCCTAGATTCTGTGGCACTGCGGCGTTCTGAGCCTCCCCTTATTATTCCCATAAGAGAGTCAACTGCAGATGAACTACGTTGCATAACGTCCATGACTATACCTGCGTCCTGCATATGGTTTCTAGTAACATCGGTGACAGCAAGCTGCTTTACAGCATTCTCGACACCTCTGCCCCATACAGCACGGCGAGTGCGTATGAGTTTGCCAGGACCTGGCTTCTTGAGATCTGACATATTTATTAAGTAAGGGTCTACTATCAGCATATCGTTGATAGCTTTCCTTATATTAGCAACGTGGCTGGTGAAGAGGAAGTCTAGTATTCCCTGCAAGCCATAGATTATCTCAAGCCTACTGATTGGAGTGAGGGAGTATCCATCGTAGTCTGGAGCACATATGGTTACAGGGTAGAGGTTATGGTCGAGGTTGAGGGGTTGAGCTTTGAGGAGGACTTCATCACCAGCCAACATAAAGAGCCACTTTTCTGGATACTCACCGAGACCCAGTTTCCATTCCTTAGGAATGATGTTAATGAACATATAGGTGATATCGATAGGACGAGTTATGTCTGATATCTCAGCGTTCCTAGCTTCGCCACCAACCTTAGTTTCCCTGCCTGATGTGTCTTCTGGTATCGTAGAAGTATGTCCATCTATATGAGCAATGTACTTAGCGTTGAACATATCTTGGTCATACCGCTCACTATTTAGTGTATCGAGATAGTTTGTTTTATCTATCCATCCTACGAATCCACCCTTCTGTACGTCCTGTATAGGAACGCTAGGGTCTGGTAGGTACAGGTAAGGGTCTATATTCATAAGAGCGTTGCCTTCGAAAAGTCTCGTAGGCTCTCTTCTTTTCATTCCTGTAGTCTTGTCGAAGATAGATCTATGTCCCCAGTGTGAGTTCCAGTATGGGCTCGAAGCACCGAAGCCGTAGGCTAGACTGTCTCTGAACTGTGTGTGTAGATTTAGGGCAACCTTGTTCCTGATACACTGCAGCTCGATAACTTTCTCAAGCATGATAGAGCCGACTGTATCTTCACTAGTAAAACCGCGATACCTAAATATAGGGTTTTCAAGGAATACAGATACCCAATATGTAAGGATAGTTTCAATAGTTGCATAGCTATAAGGAACAACGATAGATACTGGCTTCCTAGTGTCTTTTTCAAGAACGTACTCCTCCTCGTCGTCTAGTGTTATATAAGCCGTGAGAGTATGATCTATCTTCTTCCAGTAGTCATGCCTACGACTCATAACGTCGTAGCTAGCCTGTGCTCTATCTAATATCTCCTTAACTATCTTATCATGCTTCTCCGTCCCAGGCTTAAGATTACCAACCTCTGGAGGATAGCCGTAATCGTAGTTAATTTCCTTAAGTGCTTCTGTAGACCTTCTATTGTAACTGCCCTGCACTTGCCTCATAATAGTTCACCCATTGATGTAAGTTTATCAGTTTTTACCATAGTAGTCAAGATATATATTGATGGTATTTGTCTAGTCATCATATAGTCTTTATAATTATAGTTATAAGTATAACTACAATCACCTACACATGGATAATCTATAAATCCATCATAGACCCAAAATTCACAAACTTCCCATATATTAAGTAGATAAAACCAAAACTCAATAAAGAAACTAGGATAACTTACATTAGTCATACAGTCCTCCAACTTGCCTTCTCCACTATATCGTCACCATAGTCGAAGTCTTCTTCATCCACGAAGATTGAATCCATCTCATCTTCCTCTAGCATTCTCTTATTCTCAGCCAGCTCCAGTTCACTCACGTTATCTGTTCTTGGGTAGAAGTACCGCTCTCCCTGTTCTAGCAATTCAACTATATAAGCAAAAGCATCCATTATGTCGAATCTCTTAGCTCTAGGGAAGCTAAGCAACTGTTCCTCAAGCGGAGTGCTTACTGCCTTATTATGATAGACTAGACCTCTGCGATAGAAAGGAACAAGACCAGCTATACGGTCCTCCTTCTTCGCTCTCGCATGGAGCTCTACTAGCTCAATCTCAATCCCTCTTCGCATCAACTCATTCCTCAGTGGGTATGTTATGAACTCGTTTAGAGAGGTAACTTCTATAGCTATAACATTTGCTTTAATTCGCTGAGCCATCTTGATGGCCTCGTCGTACAGCTTATCAGGATGAAACATGCCAGCAGATACGTCCCGAAGATAGATACGGTTAGCACCAAGATTAATACCCACACCAACGACAGCGGAATGTGCGCTATGTAGTTTAGTAGTCTTTGCAGGGTCAATGATAACGACATTTTCGATAGCCTTCGATTTACTTAGGTTAGATTCTCCCTCGTCATAGTACTTAAAGTATGACTGTAGGAATGTAGCATCTTCTGTACTTATAGCCTTGTTTCTATACTCACGGAAGAAAGTATCCAGCAGTCCTTGAGCACGATAGGTCTCAGCCAGCTTCCTTATATCCTCATTCGACATAAAGTCAGGCCATAGACTGTTATAGTTATCATCACATATATCTATGTTCAGATGTACCCAGTTAGGGTCGTCCATTAGATTAGCTAAGAGTGAGTCTTCGTGCAATAGCGTGCCGATAACGACAATTTTCCAGTTCTTCCTGAAGCGAGACGTAGAACCGAGTACGTCTGCGAACCACCATTCTTTGAGCTTCTTTCTCTGGTCTTCAGATCTAACACTTTCGGAGTCTTCGAGGTCATCTCCAATGATAAGGTCTGGTCGCTCGTCATTGTGCAAGATTCCTCGGACTTGCTGACCCGTTCCACGAGGAAAGATGAGTGTGCCTCCTTCAGTAACCCACATATCTTTTGTGAAAGCGTCGCTAGGTACGCTGGATTTAATAGGTCCAAAGATACTTCGAATGATATGGTTAGTCGTAAGTTCACGCTTTAAGTTCTCCGATTGCATCACTGCCTGTGTGGAAGAGTTACTGATAGGAACAATAAACTTCTTCTCACGGAAGAGTATCTTCTTAGCAGGATATGCTAGGTTTATTATACTAGTCTTGCCGAGACCTCGAGGGGCTGTTATGACGGCTTTATCTATAGTATCATCGTCTAGGATAGCAAAGATAGGATTATGAATAGGAGCGAAAGGGAGATAGAAGCGATCTGGGAATAGGGTAGGTGCAGTGACTCTTGTAGAAGCACAGCAGTTTACTAGTATTTCTTCTATCTCCTCATTTGCTAGAACATGGTCAGTCAAGAGCCACCTCATGTGAAAATTTCACCACAGTTTATTTACCTTCTCCTAAGATTTTGTCCTGCTCAGGCTTAGTGTTATTTCCTGTCTTACCAACATACCAGGCGATTACCAAGCCTGCCACGAGTGCTATAGCACTTAGGAAATCAGCTGTTATGCCGAGGTCTATTCCCCATTTTCCAGCTATCCACTGAGCGATGATAGCTAAGCCACCTATGAAACCAGCTAAGTTAGTCTGTCCATCTTTACTCATGTCCGTTCCTCCCATCGTAGATTATTACTGGCTCTATGCCCTTGAATATATCTAAGCCAGGTATGTCAGCTGGAGTCGGTGCCTTACCGTCTATGCACTCAATACCCCAGATATAACCGCAGAGTTCAGAGCAGAAGAATCTATCGGCGTCTGTGCTTACCCGCCTGAAGAGTTGTTTCAGTACGCTACCATAGTCGTACTTCTTATCGATAAGCTGAAGCATCATACAGCCCATTAGTATCCTATCTTTATCCATGTACTTAGGAAGAGGAAGCCAAGCGATTACTCCTGTATAATCCATCATCTTGGCTGTTAGCCTTGTCAGCTTTACTGTAGGACTCGTGGCTTCTACGTAGTACCTATGCCTCTCTTCTCCTTCATACTCCGACAGCCTGATGATAAGGGAAGCGTGTGACCAAGTACTCCCTGTGAAGAACTTTATACCTGCAGCTATTGGACTGAAGCTACTAAACAACAGACAATCTCCAGTCTTCATATTCTCTCTTACTTCTATATAATCCATCAGTGTACAGTCCCCCTTATAGCATTTATAACATCATAGACAGCCCATGATAGCTCGCAGTCGTCAGTAGGTTCTTCTACTTCCAGAGGAACAGTACTAAGACTAGATGGAGAAAGAGATATAGCTACATGAGTAAAAGCACTTACAGCTAGCTCACTTGTCTTCTCCCATTGGAAGATCTTATTTCCAGTCTGCCCGTTTCTATGAGATATTCCTCTCAAGATATTTCCTACGACACCATTCGCTATAACAGTCTGTGTAGCATCATCTGGAGCCATAGTGCAAGTAGCGTCTATACAAGCTACAAAGTCTAGAGGATACTGCCCTGTACCTATGCCAATGATAGTGGATATCTCCTGCACACTATTTAGTGCATTGTATGTAGTACTAGCAAATGGATTACTCTGGTTAACTCCAGAGAACCATACTGCTGTAGCAGATACCCATTGTGAGTTATAAGCTAGCAGTATCTCAGCTAGTGCTGTGCCAACTGGTGGACTTAGCATATAGAACACTTCTACAGTAGGACCTACTCCACCAGCTCCATCTACCCTAGTTAACCTAGTTAAAGCAGTTCCTCCATATGTTACACTATTGAGAAAAGGCTTAGGATAGAGTCCCATACGATGGTAGGCTACGAAGATTAGTAGTATCCTATCATCTCCAGCTCCAACTTTCACATAACCCTGACCATCGTTATCTGCGAATGACAGGTGAACAGCGTCTCCATAATGTGAGGCTATAGAGGAGACAGAAGGTGCATTGTACTCAGTAAGGATAAGCTCAGTTAGTTCAGATAGAGAACAGTTGCTATCGCCTACAGGGGTATAAGTTGTTGATGGTGCGATTGAATTACCTTTAAGAACAAATAGAATCTGAGCCCAATCAGTATCTATATCACTAGTCCAAATAGATGACTTTAATGTTGCAGATCCTATAACTTTAGAACCAAATATATGGTTTAGATATGAAGAATATTCATATGTTTCTTCTCCAAGTCCTCCAGTAAGACTCGCTGAAGGAGATACTGAAACATGGTCTATAACTAAATCACCTTCAGTACAGGTAATATCGTAACCACCATAAGTACCTATTGAACCTATTATTCTTCCATTATATTGCGATACAGGATTATCTCCAAATTGATCTCCAGACTTACATCCTGTATAATGCAAGAAAGTAACTACAGCAGCATTATCATTACTAGGAATTGTTATCTCAAGATCATGAATTCCTAAATCAGGGTCAACAAGTGTCCACATATCCATACATCTATCTCCACCACCACCTATACCTTGGTGAACATGAGACCAGTAAGTCATATCAACTCCATTCCATTTTACACTTGAACAAGTCCTGTCTCCATCGTAAGTAATAAAAACAATAAGTACATGATTTGATGCTGTATCTGTAAGTGTAAAAGTAAATATTTCACTAGAGTCAATCCAGAATCCTTGTTTTCTATCAGCTACTACTTCTATAGGTGGAGAATATGTAGGTTCTGAAAGTCCTGTTCTCATAAAATTTAAGAGAGAAGAAAGCTCACAAGTCATATCTCCTGAGACAGCTCCTGCCCATCCATCTAGTCTCAGACGATCTAACATACCAGTTAGTTC